CTCATCAAGCGGGCCTCTGACCGCAATATGTCCCCCTATCCGGCCAGCGCTGCGGTGTTCCGGGCGGAGTTTAACAAAGAGGTGGCCAATGGCACCCGCTTCTCCTGTGAGGACCTAAACTTTGTCGTGACCGGGCGGATGGAGAACGCTGACACGGACACCGGCCTTGCCCACCAAGTCACCTGTGAAACGGTGGGCAGCATCGCCAACGGCTATGCTGGTACGCTCATCCCCATTGAGTATGTGGACGGGCTGACCCATGCGGAGCTGGTGGAGCTCATTGTCCCCGGTGACGATGAGGAGGACACGGAGGTTTTCCGGCAGCGGGTCCTTGACAGCTTCCAGTCCCAGGCCTTTGGTGGCAACCAGGCGGACTACACGGAGAAAGTGGTGGCTATGGCGGGCGTGAGCGCTGTAAAGGTGCACCCCGTCTGGAATGAGAGCATAGCCCCCTCAAGCCTCATCCCGGATGATGATGTCACCGCATGGTATGAGGCCTCTGTGGGCGCTCTGAGCGCCCCTGTGGCGGCCTGGCTGACCGCCGTATATACAGCGGCCAAGGACAAGCTGCTGACCGTGGGCGGCACCGTCAAGCTGGTCATTATGGCCTCTAACAATGCGGCCCCGTCCAGCGCCCTGCTGGAGGAGGTCCAGACGGCGGTGGACCCGGTGCAGAACGCCGGGGAGGGCCTGGGGCTGGCCCCCATCGGTCATGTGGTCAATGTGACCGGCGTGGAGGAGGAGCCCGTCAACATCACCCTCAACCTGACCTATGCCTCCGGCTGGAGCTGGGAGGCGGTGCGGAGCTATGTGGAGGCCGTCATTGACAGCTATTTTGAGGAGCTGGCCAGCGCCTGGTCCGGCTCTGATTATTTGACGGTCCGCATCTCTCAAATTGAAAGCCGCATCCTGTCCGAGTGCTCCGCAATGGTCACCGACATCGGCGGCACCCAGATCAACGGCAAGGAGGCCAACCTGGTGCTGGGTGCGGACAGCATCCCGGTGAGGGGGGCTATTGATGGATAGAAAGCTCATCAACTACCTGCCCCCGGTGCTGCGGGAGGTGCTGGACTTTAAGGCCATCAATGGGGCCTGTGAGCCGGAAATCTCCGGGGCCTGGGATGCCCTGGGCCGGGTGCTGGCCAACCAATTCCTTGACACCGCCGATGAGAGCGGCGTGAGGGTGTGGGAAAAAGAGCTGCAAATCTACCCCAAGGACACAGACACTATGGAGGTCCGCAAGGCCCGTATCAGGGCCCTGTGGAATATGGAGCTGCCCTACACCGTCCCCTGGCTCAAAAACTGGCTCACAAGCATCTGCGGCCCCCAGGGGCATGAAGAAACCATAGCGGACTACACCATCAACATCCAGCTTGACTACACCGTGCTGCCGGATGCTGACAACCTGGCCGCTGAAATTCTGAGTATGCTGCTCAAGGTCCGGCCCAGCAATATGCGGGTGCTCATGACCGCTTTCCTGCAATCGTATGGCACCATTTCCACGGGTGCTTGTGCGGAGCTGTCCACCTACACGGAGGTATGGCCCCTCATTGTCAACAACCTGGAGAGCAGCGCTGAGGTGGCCGTTGAGGCCGCTGTGGAAACCTCCAACCACACCGATGTGTGGCCTATCATCATCAACAGCCTTGAGAGCTCCGGCGGGTCCGTCCTTGCTGGTGTTCTTGAGTATCACAGAACTGTTGAAATCAACCCAAACGAACAGGAGGAGTAAAAAATGCCTGAAACCACCCAGTCCTACGGGACAATCATCACCACGGCGGGCGCTGCTGTCATCACAGATTGCATCCTCAACGGCAAAATGCTGGTGATCGCACAGGCCGCCGCTGGTGACGGCGGTGGCGCATATTATATGCCCACCGTTGACCAGACGGCGCTCAAAAATGAGACATGGAGGGGTGCCATCGCTGACGCTGAGGTCAACAGCACGGTGCCCAATATGTTTGATGTCAAGATCGTCATTGATGACGATGTAGGCGGCTTTATCATCCGTGAAATGGGCCTCTACACAGAGGACGGTGTGCTGGTGGCCATCTGCAACACCCCGGACACGGAAAAGGTGGCCATCTCCGGCGGCGTGTCCGGCAAGCTCACAATGGTCATGCACATCCTGGTGGCGGACACCAGCGTGGTCAACTTCACCATCACCCCGTCCCTGGACACCGTGAGCAAGGAGGACCTGGACGCTGCCATCTCTGAGCACAACGGGGACCCCAACAGCCACTATGACATCCGCCAGCTTGCATTGAACTCTATGCAGCAGGGGGATGCCTACACCAAGGATGAGAGTGACCAGGCCATCTCTGAGGCCATCGCTGCCCACAACGGCAGCTCCACGGCCCACCCCGCCCTCCAGGTCAACATGACCTCCCTGGAAAGCCGCATCAAGACCCTGGAGCTGAAATTTGGCACCAGCGTGACCGGCAGCGGCTTTGAAATCACTTTCACGGACCTGTCCCAGCTTGTGGTCACCGGCGTGTGGAATGTGGAGTTTGCAAGAGTAGAATTTTGACCCTGAGCGGAGGTGATAGAAATGCGGAGAGGCACAAACCCGGTTTTAACATTCACGCTGCCGGAGCCGGTCACCATCGCTGTCCTGTTTATCACATTCCAGCAGGACGGTCAAACCATCCTGGAAAAGGACCTCAGCGCTGTCACCTATGACACGGACAGCGGCACCATCACGCTGCCGCTGTCCCAGGAGGACACGCTCCGCTTTAAGGAGCGTGAGCCTGTCTGGGTGCAGCTCCGCTTGCGGGACAACCTGGACAACGCTGTTGCCAGTGAGCCCATGCGTGTGGATGTGGGGGAAATCTTCAAGGATGGGGTGATCTAATGGCCTATGCAGTCCAGTTTGATACCCAGGCCACGACGATGGAAGTCAAGCTCTCCACCGGCGGCACCATGCAAGCCAGCTTTGGCTCCGTCCAGTATGTGAACACCGGCAAGTCCGGGCTTGACGGCACGACATTTTACCCCGCAGTCTCTGAGGACTGCACCCTGAGCTGGACCAATGACGGCGGGAAAGAGAACCCCGCCCCGGTCAACATCAAGGGCGCAAAAGGAGATCAGGGAGAGCCCGGAAAAGATGGGGCCTTTATCCCCATCACCAACCTGGAATTAGAAGAATTACTAAAATAGGAGGATGAAACACTATGGCAAACTTTAATAAGGGCCTTGACGAAAATGGCGTGCTGTACCTGTGGAGCAAGGTAAAAAACTTTGTGTCTCAGGCCATCGCCAATATCAGCATCCCCAGCAAGACCAGCGACCTGACCAACGACAGCGGCTACATCACCAAGAGTGATGTGCCGGACGGTGCTGCCGCCAGTACGGTGACCCCCAAAATGGACGGCACCGCCGCCCTGGGCACGGACAGCGGCTTTGCCCGTGGTGACCATGTGCACCCCTCTGACACCAGCAAGGTGGACAAGGAGGACGGCAAGGGCCTGAGCACCAACGACTACACCACCACGGAGAAAGAAAAGCTCAAGGGCATTGATGAGGGTGCCAACAAGTACACCCTGCCGGATGCCACGACCACCACAAAGGGCGGCGTGACGCTCTCTACCTCCACCAGCGACAGCAGCACCACCAAGGCCGCCACGCCCAGCGCCGTCAAGGCTGCCTATGACCTGGCCAACGGCAAGCAGAGCCCCGCCACCTCCCTGGCTGGGTACGGCATCAAGGATGCCTACACCAAGGATGAGGTGGACGGCCTTGTGTCCAGCGCCCTGCATTATAAGGGCTCCAAGGACACCTATGCAGACCTGCCCACCAGCGGCAACACCGTGGGTGATGTGTGGAATGTGGCCGCCGCTGACAGCACCCACGGGGTCAACGCCGGGGACAATGTGGCCTGGAACGGCACGGACTGGGATGTCCTGGCGGGCACCGTGGACCTGTCTGGCTATATGCTCAAGACAGACATCACGGCCATCACCAATGCGGAGCTGGACACCATCTGTGTGTAAGGAGGGGTGACCTATGGACAAAGGCCTGGACAAAAATGGGACCTCCTATTTCTGGTCTAAGGTCAAGGGCCTTTTCTCCCCTCTGAGCAGCCGGGTGACCACCGTGGAGAGCAAGGCCACAGACCTGACCACGGACCTGGCCACCCTGACCTCCCGTGTTGATACCCTGTATTTGAAATATCACACCGACATCACCGGCAACAGCTTCAATGTGTCCTTTAAGGACTTGAGCGGCGTGACGGTGACCGGCGGTGTGTACAACCAGACGGAGGCGAGGATTGAGTTTTAATGCCTAATTATGACATCATCCCTATGGCCAATGACCTGCTGGACTACACCATCCAGCGGGTCAAGACCAAAGACCCGGAATACAAGAAAGTGAAAGCCTACATCATGGAGAATGGCCAGCTTGTGGAAACCGTCCTCTATGAAAAGCTCAAGGATGACGGCAAGCCCCACTTTCCGAAATCACAGACTTTCCACCTGTGCAAGCGCCTGGAGGACTGTGCCGCAGACATCGTGGAAATGTGCATCTCCGCAGATGGCCGGTATTTTGAAACTGAGTATGAGGACAGGCTGAAAGACCTGGACCGGGTGCTGGTCTTGTGCGACACAATGAACCAGCATATCAACCTGAGTTTCAAAAAGAAGTACATCACAGGAGATCAATGCCACTACTGGGCGGAGCTTGTCCGCCCGGTGAGGCAAAAGGCATTTTCCTGGCGGCGTAGTGATGCCAACCGTGCTGCGGCCCTCCGGGAGGCCAAAGCGGCACGGGAACTGGCACAGATGGGTGAGATGGCCCGGCAAATAGCGGAGGCCTTGCGTAACCCATAAGCGGATATACCAGCCAAAGGCTGTTATATTTGGGTGTGACCTATTTTTCTCAGCTTTCCCCGAACACGAACAACACCAACAACGCCTGGTACTTGAATACTAATGGCAATTTCAACAACAACAACTGCTCCAACACCAACGGGTCCCGCCCCGCTCTGATGGTAAGGTCCGACAGAGTAGGCCCAAAGCCGAAAACAGTACCGTCCATCACATCAAAGGAGGTCACATCCAGCCCCTCATGAGGGGCAAATACATTGTGCCGATGCCACCCGCCTGGCCAGACTGGGCGGGGTGCTGCCGGTCCTGTTGCTGTGACACCGGGACGGCACACAAGGAGAGGGCGGCCAGCCACACACGAAACAGGAGGCCTCCCGTTTGAGATTTTCCGAAATTTGTACTTTCGCCGTTCTATACGCCGCATACCTTGCCGCCCGGAGAGGTAAGCGCTCCAGAGCTGCCACCGCACACTATGAGGTGCACCTGCTGGAGAACATTGTAAACCTGGTGTATATCCTGCAAACCAAGATTTACAGGCCGGGCACTTTCCGTGTGTTCTATGTCTTTGAGCCCAAGAAAAGGCTGGTGCAAGCGCCCGCTTTCGTGGACAAGGTGGTGCAGCACGCCATAGTGGACAACCTCCTCTATGACCGCATCACCCACAGCTTTATCCTGGACAACTACGCCTCACAAAAGGGCAAGGGCCTCCACTTTGGCCTGGACCGTTTGCGAGGCTTTTTCATTGACTACTGGAACAAAAACCACACCGCTGAGGGCTGGGTGCTCAAGTGCGATGTCCGCCACTTCTTTGCCAGCATCGACCATGAACGGCTCAAGGAAAAGCTGAAAAAGCTGGACCTTGAGCCCATTGTCTATGACCTGCTCTGTGTGTACATCGACTGTGCGGAGGGCTTGCCCCTGGGGTATCAGACCTCCCAGCTTTTTGCGCTGCTGTACCTGGATGAGTTTGACCACTTCGTCAAAGAAGTCCTCCACATCCGCTACTATGGCCGGTACATGGATGACTTTTTCCTCATCCACCCAGACAAGGAGTATTTGCAGTTTTGCCTCCGGGAGATCAAGGCCTTTATGGCTGAC